CTTCAGAATCTTTTTTAGTTTTAGGGTTATGCACTGTACCCTTATACTGTAATTTTGGCATAGTTGCAAAAAAGTTCTCTATCAATGCAAATTGTTGAGAATTCAATTGCTCGATAAACTTCATTAATTCCTTTTTAGTGCAGTCTTCTGCACTCCATGCCTCATCTGTAGTAAAGATAGTGTCTATGCATTCGACCACAGCATCAAATGCCCGATCTATTCTTTTAGCACCATCTTCCTCCCCTGCAATAAAATTATTATCTAAAAATTGTTGCATTGATGGATATTTCATCTTAATGTTGATATCACCGCCAAGTTTGATCATGTCGGTGTGTCCTTCAGGGACTTCAAGTTTGATGTCTGATAATCTTATTGTAAGAGGAACTTTAGTTACACCATCATCTTGACAGGTTACAAGCAATTCAACAGATTCACCTATTGATTTACCTCTAATGTTCAAAAACAAATATTCTAATTCAAAACTCGGTAGTTTTTCAACATCAACACCACGAGTCACTATGCAAGATTTCAGTACACTTTTGAGTGTGGCACTGATATCTGCATCAGATCCATTTTCAAGAGCGATAAGTAAAACTTTTTCCTCTTTGACAAGGAATGGTCTATACTTTACTTTCTTATTTGATGAAATAAGTTGCAATTCAAATGTAGGTGCAACGACCTTTGGTAAAGGCATAATATTATTTGGTTCAGTGTATTTATTTAGTGAGTAATTTTTTAGTTAAAACTGTCAATCGTGAGTGTATTTGGATCAGTTGCTCCTCTATTAAAACCTGCAAAAACATCATCATCGTTACTATCCGTTGTGGTTGTGGTTGTAGCGGTTTTTCCGAGTATACGGTCAGAATCGACTGACTCTTCAAGTGTGCTACCAACTCTAGAGGTTCTATCAACAAAATACTGATCGTACTTAAATGTTACTGTCGTCTTCACCAATTCAGCAGTTCCATATGCTAAAGGTGCAGCAATAATACTACTAGGAAATACATTTATCAACTTGTAAGTAATACTACTTGGTAATTGACGACTGAATGCACTTGTCCTATTGAGTTTTGAAAATTCAGAAGTGGTATCTTTACTGAATGCTGTTATTTCCATATCACATTTATAGGTCTCAGGATACTTCATTCTCCTGAATGCGGGGATATCCCTACCACTTGTAGGTGAAATGAACTCCATCCACGCATTGAATACATCATTTGTGTAATAATCTGTTTGTGCATAATAAGTCAATATTACATCTGGATACTCCCTAAATGTGGCATATTTCTGTGTTATACCCTGTCTTAGTCCCCTTACCTGTGCTGTGTTTATGTCTGAACCTGGTAATACCGCTTCAGAGCAGTATAATGCAAGATCTGAACCTGCATTATTTTGATCATAAAAACCATGTTTATCTATGAATGATTTCAACCCACCCTGAGCTTTATTAAAATTGATACTTACATCGTAGTTATTATTGAATGCTGGTATTCCAGGTGCTACTTTACCTGTCCCTCTCGTCAAACTGACAGTTGGTAAATAAAATCTTCCTGATCTAAACGCCTCTGCCCTCTGTGCCATCTAAATATAGTGTGTTACATACTATGTATGTCATATAAAGGTAAGTTCAGACCTAAAAACTATAAAAAGTATAAAGGTGACTTCAGAGAGGTCATTTATAGGTCTTCGTGGGAACTTAAGTTTATGCAATATTGTGATACAAATAAGCGTATAGTGAAGTGGTCATCAGAAGAGATCGTCATTCCTTACAAATCACCTGTAGATAATAGAGTGCACAGATACTTCCCTGATTTTTATGTCAAATATAAGGACGTAAAAGGTAATTATCAGGAAAAAGTGATAGAAATCAAACCTGCGAAACAAGTCAAGGAACCAAAAATGCAGAAGAGAAGAACAAAGAAATACGTGTCAGAGGTATTCACATATGCTACAAATCAAGCAAAATGGGCAGCAGCAGAGGATTTTTGTAAAGATCGTAAATGGCAATTTCAAATACTAACGGAGAAAGAACTTGGAATATAGTAATGTCTTTCCATCGTCAGAAATAGTGGGACAACCTGTGGTAGGAGAGGTATTATTGTATCAATATAGTGCTAAGTATGCTCAACAGTTACCTTTCTATGATAGAAATCCTATGACATACATCGTTGCTATGGAGAGTAATGCTTTTTACGGTGTAAACTTACATTACACAAAACCATCAAACAGGTCTGGAGTTTTAGACTACATTCTTGCAGATCAAGATTTTACTCAGTTAGATGGATTCAATAAATACCTAAGATCTTATGTAAAAGGCATGTTTCTACAACTCAAAGGTGAAGATGTGGATAAAGCACTAGGAATGCGTCTTGAACAATTCGTAAAAGATATAGGAAGTATTGAATTGTCATTGACAAATCAAAAAATAAGGAGAATGATCAAGTGAGTGAAAATAAAGGAATATCACCATACGGTGAGAATGGAAAACTTACTGAAACAGCAAAATTTACCCTGCAAGATGGAACTGAGGTGAAAATGGTTGTGGATATTGATTTGAATGGAAATACAGGAGAACCAACATTTTCCATGCAGAGACCTGTATCTACATTGCCAAATACTCCATTTACGGAACCAGTTTTTTTTGATGATAAACCAGTAACTGATAAAATAAAGGCACTTATACAAGAAGACGCTAATAGTATTGTAAAAAGTAACTATGATAATGTTATAAACAATACAAAAGAAAAAATTCAAGAAAACGGTGGAGATGTTAGTCTATTTGAAGAATCATTACTTGATAACAAAAACACTGATGTGACAGGTGCTATAGAGAATTCTTTCAACCAAGATATAAATGAAGATGGTTTAGTGGGTACAACTGAAGAAACAACTTCTGAACCTGAAGAATTTAAAGCTCCACAAGTAAAGGATGAGCACTATGTTTATCCTTTAGATATGAAGCACGGTGATGGTGATGATCAGTCTCAAGATTACATATACATTGAGCAATTTTCATATTTACCACCAAATCCACTTACAGGTGATAGATTGACATATCGTGGTAAGAAAATGAATGATGAGAAAGAGAGTATTAATACCGTAGGCAAAGTTGTAAAATTTGGTGTAAGAAGATCTAATAATATAAAGGAAGCATTTGGATCATGCGTCTTACCAATTCCAAACAAATTGGGTGTAAGTAATGGAGTCAGTTGGGGGGAAGCAAGAGCAAACTCAGTAGAACTTGGTGCTTTTGGTGCTGCTTCTAACACAATATCAGATCAACTTAAAAAAGTAGATCTCGGTAAATTATTCACAAAGGGTGTTGAGGGAATTGGTGATACATTTAATAAACTTAAAGAGGAAATGCAAGAAGGTGAAAGCCCAAATGCTCGTGATATTATAAGTGGAACATTAGCAAAATCTGTATTAGGACAGATAGGTATAAATGTAGATATTGATCAATTTATTACAAGACAAACTGGTGCTGCTATAAATCCCAACTTAGAATTGTTATTTGGAGGTCCACAACTCAGAACCTTCTCTTTCGCTTTTGATTTTGCTCCTAACTCATCAAAAGAGGCAGATGTAGTGAGAAAAATACAAAGATGGTTCAAACAAGGCATGCTTCCATCAAGAAGTGGTGTGAAGGGTGCAAGAAAACAATCATTGTTTTTAGGATCTCCTAATGTTTTTAGAATTGCATATATGAATAAAAGTAGAAGAATCAAGGGTTTAAATATAATTAAGATATGTGCTCTTACATCATGTCAGATTGATTTTACTCCTGATAATACATATCAGAGTTATGAAGACACAAGTGCATTCTCACAACCAGTTAGAAGCACAATGGCACTAACATTCAATGAATTGACACCGATATTCAGAGATGATTATGGTGATGACGAAAATAGTGGTTTTGCAAGAGATCCAAGTTTAGAGGATCTTGATACTAACATCACTGGTGACAATTCAATTTCAGATACAGATATAGGATTCTAATGGCATATTTCGATCTTTTCCCAAATGTTGAATTACCTTCTTTTTCTGGAAAGCGTAATTCAAGTTATGACACTATAGTGGTCAAAAACCTCTTTAAAAGAGGTAAAGTCCGTGAAGACTTTTTTCAAAATGTCGCAGCATTCAATAAATTTAGAGTTGTTGGTGATGATAGACCAGATAATGTGGCATTTGAAATATATGGAGATGAGGAACTTGATTGGGTTGTGTTGCTATGCAACAATATTATCAATATAAGAGATGAGTGGCCAATGAGTCAATATGATTTTCAAAGATATTTGGATAATAAATATGATTCAGTGCAATTAGGACAAGTACATCACTACGAGACAAAAGAAATCAGAAACCAAAACGGTTTTGTTCTTCTACAAGGAGGATTAGAGGTAGATGCTGATTTTACATTTTCTTACTCATATAATAGTGTAGATTATAATATAAATGAAGTTATATCAGTTTCTAACCTACAATATGAAATTGACAAAAATGATGATAAAAGATCAATATATGTAATAAAACCAGAATATGTAAATGTTATTATAAGTGACATGAGAGAAATAATGACTTATACTGATAGTTCCCAATATATCAATAGAAAACTCAAGAAAGGTGATAATTTGAGAATTGTAGAACCTCGCTAAAAAACCTTAAGGGCAATTTTTGCCCTGAGTTTTTTTTACCCTTTTTTTCAAATCAAAGGTCGTTTTTGCTATAGGTAATGCACTCCTATGTGGTATGCAATAGATACCCTGTCTTCCTGTGAT